TCGCAAACAAAACGGAAATTCACGCCACAATGAATGGCAACAATTATATTACAGACGATGTAGTTAGCATGGAGATTTTGTCTGATAACAATTTAGCAACCGTTAATATAGGCGGTGTTGATTATACCGATATGATATGTACAAATATTTGGCAAGAAGATGGTCACACAAGATTTATTCTTCGAGAAATGTCAGAAATAGAAAAAATGAAACGTTGCATTATCGAAATGAGTTCTTTGTTATAGGAGGAATTGTATGATTCAATTAGTAAATTTTTGGACTAATCTTGTTAAAAATGAAGAAAAAAAATTAGATGATGTTCCTGATAAAATAAAAAGCTCTGTTGTTAGTGAACTTATTAAATTGGGCATAGTGACAGATGAAAATATTGATGCTGTAAAGGAAGCAAAGATTGCTGAAATGAGTATTGTTTGTAATGAAGTAATCGTGCAAGGATTCGATATAACATTATCTGATAAACAAAAGCACCATTTTAGTTTAGAAGTTTCCGATCAATTAAAAATTTCTAAACTTAATGACAGGGCAAATGCCGGTGTCACTGTCCTTCCTTATCACGCAGATGGAGAACCTTGTAAATTTTATTCAAAGGACGATATTGTAACAATCAATACCGAAATGGAAAACTGCATAGAATTTCAAGTTACATATTTTAATTCTTTAAGGGATTATATTCAAAGTATGACCGATATCAATAGCGTATGCAATGTTGAATATGGCATGGTTATACCAGAGGAATATCAATCTGAAGTTTTAAAAGCGTTATACGCACAAACAAACCAAAATAAATGATTAACAAGGTATTCAATATGAAATATATAAGTGAACGAGAATTTAACTCAAAAATGAGAGTGATTCAACGTAGGAACGAATCAATTGATAGATATAACAAATTAAAAGATGAAAAGAAAAAAGTGTCTATCAATATAAAGAAACCAACAACAGATAAGTTAATTGCAATTTATCTGTTCATTATATTAAATGTGATCCTTGTGTATTCCATGATAAGCATGTGGAATTTTGCAGATTTATCTTGCCTGGGTGTTTTAATTACTGATATTGCTGGTCAAGTAATCACCTATTATATATATGCAAAAAAAGCTACAGCTCAGAATACCAAAGGTGGCATTACATACGACATGGCGATGTTGGAGCATGGATTATCAGACGTAAATAATGATGTTGGCACTTCTGATAGTTCTGCACAAGGTTAGGAGGAAACATTATGCAGGGAGTACAGAACTTTTTGCAGTTGTTAAATGACAACTGGATTACAATTCTTGTTTGTCTTGGTTGTGTTGCTGGAATTGTGAGAAAAACTGTTGATTTCTTTTCTAAGTCAGATGACGAAAAAGTGGAAATTGCAAAATCTCAAATTCAGGAAACAATCTTGAAAATGATTTCCGATGCAGAATGTGAATGGGAAGATTGGAACGCTGCTGGTTCTATTAAACGTTCACAGGTTATCGAAGAGATTTATAGAAAATATCCTATTCTTTCAAAGGTTAAGGATCAGACTGCTTTGACAGAATGGATTGATAATCAAATCAAAGAATCTCTTAAAACATTGAGAGAAATCGTTGCGACAAACACAGAAGATTCTAAAACTGAATAAGAACTGTTGATTGAGGGTGGCTGATAACCACTCTCTTTTTTATAAGGAGTAAATTATGAGTTTACATGGAAATTCTGTAGAGGAAAGAATATGGAATTATCTTTATGAAAAAATCGGGAACAAATTTGGCGTAGCTGGTTTAATGGGCAATCTCTACGCTGAATCTGGACTCATTTTTAATCGTGTAGAAATGCTTTGTTTGAAACGATTAAAAGAAAACGGAAAAACTTATACGGATGCCACTTATACTGCCGATGTTGACAGTGGAAAGATTAGCAGAGCTGAATTCTTAAATCCACTTCCAGGCAAAGTATATGGCTATTCAATCGCCCAATGGACAAGCACCAATAGAAAAGCCGGATTATATGATTCTGCAAAAGCTAAAGGTGTTTCTATTGCAGACGAAGAGAACTGTTTGGAATTCTTATTAACAGAATTGAATGGTTCTTATAAATCTGTAATGTCTGTTTTGAAAAATGCAAAATCTGTCCGTGAAGCATCTGACATTGTATTGAAGAAATTTGAAGTACCGGCAAACATGGGTACTTCTGTTCAGGAGAAACGTGCTAGTTACGGACAAAATTATTACAATAAATACGCCAAAATAAATGGTGTATCATCATTAGGAGGTAACACTATGACTGAAAGCGAATTAAGACGTAAAGTTGCTACTTGGCTTGACAGCTATCTTGGTTGTGCTGAAGGTTCTGCTAAACATAGGGAAATTCTCTCTATTTTCAACAACAGTAGACTTTGCACACGATATACCATGACAGTAAATGATGCTTGGTGTGCTACTGCTGTTTCTGCTGCATTTATCGCATGTGGTCTGACAAGTATTTTTCCATGTGTTGAATGCTCATGCAACAATATGATTACAAAAGCGAAAAATGCCGGAATCTGGATTGAGAATGATGCCTATGTTCCAAAGGTCGGAGATGTTATTCTCTACGACTGGCAGGATAATGGTGTTGGTGACAATATGGGTTCTGCCGATCATGTTGGTATTGTGTATAGTGTTTCCGGCAATTCATTTGTCGTAATTGAAGGAAACTATTCTGACACAGTAAAGAAAAGAAACCTTGTTGTAAATCAGAGATATATTCGTGGATTTATTGCCCCGAAATATTCTTCAAAAGCAACATCTTCTACTCCGTCTACACCTTCTACCCCTTCCAAACCTACAACTTCTACTTCAACAAAATTGAATAGTACAGTTAAGTGGAAAGGTACTACTGTCGCAGAACTAAATGTAAGAAAATGGGCTGGTACAGAAAATGGCACATGTTCATTCAGTCCACTTAAAGCGAATGTTTCTGTTGATGTGTGTGATTCTGTAAAAGCAAAAGACGGATCTACTTGGTATTACATCAAGTATAACGGAAAATATGGTTTCGTACATAGTTCATATGTAAGAAGCACTTCTGCTTCTACCAGTTCACCGGCTACATCAAGTTCAAAAGTTGAAGGGGCACAGAACTTCAATAAGACAATCGCCGGAACTTACAAAGTAACTTCAAGCGATGGTCTGAATCTAAGACTTGGTGCAGGAACTTCAAAAGGTAAAATCCTTGCTATTCCTAGTGGTGGTACAGTGAAGTGCTATGGCTATTACAATGTATCTGGTGGTGTGAAGTGGTACTATGTTGCCTACAAGACATACACTGGATATGTTTCAAGCCAGTATTTGAAAAAACAATAAGAAAGCTATGATGGTGGTGGGTTTTCTGCCACCATCTAGTATGGAGTGAAGAAATTGATTGAATATATAGAATATTTGAATGTTCCAACAAAGGTCGCACTCTCCATTGTTGCATTATTCCTGATAACACAAGTTGTCGGTGAATTGATGGAATTACAAGGAAAGGTTGTTCCTGAGTTTGTGAAGATTCGTAAATACTTTTCTCGCAAAAAGCAAGAAAGGGAAATTCTGCGTCAAGTTCCAGAAACACTAAGGGAAGTTCAACAGTCACTTAATGAATTCAAATCTCACTACGATACGGATAACATTCGTATGAGGGATGATTGGATTAAAAGTGTAAATGAAAGTCTAAAAGAAAATGATAAATGGATTAAGGAATTTGATAAGAAACTAGATAAAAATAATGCCGATACTCTGTCTCTACTCATAGAGAATAAGCGAAATACTGTTATTGCTTTTGCATCGAAAGTTGTTGACGAAAACAGTTCTGTTACGAGAGAGGAATTTACCCGTGTATTCAAGCTGTACAAAGAGTATGAGGATATTATCAAAGACAATAATCTGACAAATGGTGAGATTGATATTGCATATCATATCATTATGGATGCTTATGAAACCCATATGAAAAATCACTCATTTGTTGAAGATGTGCGTGGATATAATATCTAATTGCATATCTGTTTAATAGAGCGGAAATTTGACATCCGCTCTATTTTTTATCTCAATAAGGAGAAGTATAAATGAGTAAAAAAGTATATAAAAATGTAATTTTATTTATTGTTGGCTTCTGCCTGTATATCACTATAGAAGTATTGTTTAGAGGATATTCATATCCTCTCATGGGTGTTTGTGCCGGTTTAGTAGTTGTTGTGTTGGATAAAATCAACGATCATATATCATGGGATATTGATATTCTATTACAGTGCATGATAGGCATGTCAATGATTACGGCACTTGAATTGATTATAGGGAACATTTTCTTGAATACTGATTTGTTGCCTGTAATGTGGGACTATTCAAATTTGCCACTCAATTATAAAGGAATTATCTGTGTGCCGTTTATGCTGCTATGGATAGTTCTTTCTTTTTTGGCAATAATCGTTGCTGATTCAATAAACTACTATGTCTTTGA